AGAGTTGTTGGTGGTCAGCCAATAAAAACATATATAAAGGGTAATTCGCCTAACGATGGTCTCATGGCACTTATGTATGCCTACATGGCATATAAATTTGATTTAACTAAAGGTTTTACTATTAAACCAGGTATAAATAATAGCGAAACTGTTATGCCAAAACCAGTCCTGGCTCATGTGACAAGAAGGATGTAAAAAATGAGAAGAGTTAGTAGGCCGCCATCTGAATCTCAAATTTCAAAATATGCCTCTGAGTCTCTTAGTGAGATTAGAAGGGCTCAAATTTCAGAAGTTGTTAATAAGGCTGAAGCATCAAGCTTAGTACCTAATGCGGCAATTGCTCATAGCACTAACTTTAAAAAGCAGGGCTCAATCGCTTCACCGATGGGCCCCCTAAAAACAACGCACGACACAGACCGTATGGCGCCAGATGTTTTCTCGCCACTGTTTTTACTTGCAAATCTAAATTTACCAAGAGATCGTGTAACGATGAACTCTTGGAATCGTATCTATTACGATACCAACCCAATCGTTAGAAACGCAGTAAATCTTCATTCATCTTATCCATTGAGCAAGATAAACATCTCCTGCAAGAACAAAAAGGTTCAGCAATTTTTCTTGGAGTGGTCTGAGAAAATCGATCTTTATTCGATTGTTTATGGCGTTGCTCTAGAATATTGGAAGCTCGGAGAGGTCTTTCCTTATTCTGAATTAGATCAGACCTCCGGAACATGGAAAAGAATAACCATTCTAAATCCTGATTATGTTCATGTCAAAAAATCTGTAATAGGAGATCAGACCATAATCTCACTCATGCCTGACGCTACACTCAAAAGACTGGCGACTTCTAGCGACCCATCGGATGCAATTATAAAATCTAAATTACCAACGCACATTCTTGATTATGTGAGAAGGAACCAGAATATTCCACTTGATACATTTAACGTATCACACCTAAAACTCCTAAGCTCACCTTATGATATAAGAGGTACTTCAATCGTCGTATCTGTTTACAAAGACTTGATGCTTTTGGATAAGATTCGCGAGTCAAAATTTGCTCAGGCTGACGGTATGATTAATCCTATAACCCTTGTCAAGCTCGGTGGTGAAGAATACAAACCAACCCAGAATGATATTGAGGCTTTTAGACAGGTTCTTGAAGAAGCTCAATATGACAAAGATTTCAAAATCGTAACTCACAACAATGTCGATATCACTAGAGTTGGATTTTCTGGCGCAACACTTGATGTAGGTACAGATTTAGAATTTATTATGAATAACTTATATAACGGTCTCATGGCACCAAAGGCATTGTTCGACCAGGAAGGAGCATCTTATGCTTCATCCTCTGTTGGTCTTGAGGTCTTAAGGCAGCGTTATGATATATTCCGAAATATGATTAAAAAATGGTTGGAGCGCAAAATCTTTGCTCCAATGTGCGAGCTTCAAGATTTCTTTGAGTATGTCGATGGCGAAAAAAGGCTTCAGGTTCCATCTATCGACTTTAATCATATGAATCTATATGACTTGAATGATTATGTTCAAACTTTGGGTACTTATGTTGGTAATAAGCAAATTTCAATTCAGACTCTATGCAGAAGTTTGGGTTTAAGCTATGAGGAAGAACAGAAGAGATTGAGAGAGGAAGCTATTCACGAGGCAATTACAAATAAAGAAAAGAGCATCCTCGGAAACATGAGGCTGTCAGAACTACTGTCTCTTGATCCAGAAAAAGCAATACCAGAGCCACCAGAAGAGGTCGCTCCAGCAGAGCCAGAGGCTGGCGGCGGCGGCGGATTGCCAGGAATGTCACCTCCTCCAGGCGGGGAACCTCCAGCTCCAGCCTAATAAACTGCTAATATTAAAATAAAAACTATGAATAACAAGAAAGCTTTCAATGGCTCTGCCACGACCTCTCTTTATAAAACAAAGTCTCCGTCTGGAAAGGAGGTAATTTTTACAATTACCGATTTAGTTCAGGGAAAGGGAAAGCTTAAAGATCCGGATGGAGATGGAAAAACAAGCTTTAAACCAAAGAAGTATAAAGCTCATACAATGAGCGAGATGGTAAACAAACCTGAATTCGGCAAGACCGATAAAAAGATAAATAAGATATCATATAGGTCCAGACCAGCAGATGAACTGATTACTTCTGTGGAGTTACCTTCCATCAGCCAGTCTGACGATAGTTACACTGAGAATGGAGGAAGATTTGGATTTATCATGCCGGGAGATTCTTACCCAGTTTCTTCAGGACTTCCTGCGGAAATAAACCTTAAAATAACTCCAGATATGTATAAAGCAACAACATCTATTGTTAATGATGTGGATGATTTTGAGGAAACCCTAAATGGTTTAAAGGATGAATGCAATGATTCTGGCAATGTTGTCCTTTCTGATTTTTTAAATTTTCTAATTATTAAAAATGCCGAAGCTAAAAAAATATCTTATGAGTCGCTGTATATAGATTTTATATACAAGATATATATGTCAGACATGCCGGATTCAAGCAGGAAGATTTTTAAATTTTCTATGGATTTTTCGGAGTCACTTAGAAAACACTTTGATTCAGGGCTACCAACAGATAAAGCAAAAGAGCTAGCTTACAAAGAAGCTACATCTAACGTAGGACTTCTTAAAGAAGCTCAGATCGCCTCCAATGACCCAAGGGTAGTTGGTGAGCAAATTTCAAAAATCATCATGATAATGATTTCCAAGTTTTCTATAAATTCAAGAAATAAGGCGAGAGCTAACATCAGAGGTAGGGTCTCAAATCTCAATGTATCTGATATGTCTTCCAAAAAGACTCCCGCCGGAGCTGCAATTGGAACAAGTATCGCTCTTGTTAAGAACATATTAAACGGAAAAGACGGCTATTTTATTAAGGCTGTTTTAGAAGAAATAAAAAGACATATCTAGAGGCTACTTATGCGTAAAAATTCAGAATCATTACTAACATTGGAAAGTCCACGAAATGAAAATTTTGAAGTTGCCACTCAAAAAGATCCTGGAAGCGAAATGAGGTACGACTCCAGGTCTCCATTTTCTCCAGCAGAATCCTATGAGCAAGGCCATATTAGTGATGTTTCGGATGGAGATTCTGAGGTAGCCTTAAGCTTGTCAAAGAATTCTTTTCAGAAGACCCTGGAAAAGATAAGCTCATCTGTAGGTAAGTATGGAACTGTCATTACCTATAACATAGATCCAGGCGAACATGTAAGCGATTCTGTCATCAAGCTATCTTCAAAGGGTGGTGATGATTTCTTAAGAATAGATCTTAGAAACTCACCAGTTATGAAGAAATTTTCTGGTTTCCTAATCAACCTTGAAGATTTCACACCAGAAGATCAAAAAAGAATTTTTTCTAATATAAGTCAGTATTCAAGACCCGTCTGCAAAGGGGTTATTGTAAATGCAAATAAGAAGTCTGTTGATTACCTCAGCAAGTTGGGCTTTGAAATAAAAGAGAGCGATCATAACGAAGGGCTTTATTATGTAGAAAAAAATGAAATTTCAAAAGTCGCATCGATAGAGGTAGCCGACTCAAAGAGTCTCGATGGAAAAGCTTGGTTTGTTTGCGATATCGCATCAAATATAGAGGATAAAATTGCAGGATTGCAGATTTATCCTAGGTTGAAATATGGGTCTGGTCTAATCTTTCCATATGATACACCTCAAGATGTAATGTATCATATGGGAACTGTAGATTTTCCAATCGATATCATTTTTATCGACGCAGATAAAAAGATAAAGAAAATCTGCAAGAATATTTCTCCCGGCACAATTGGCAGCTTTGGTGCAGCAAACATTTCGTGCGTTCTGGAAATTCTCGGAGAAACTTCTGATAAATTAGGGATAAATGTTGGTGACAAAATAACTATATCCTCAATGAGCGGAGATCAGTTTGAGAAATATGCTTCTACAAAGGATCTGACTTCTGATAGGTTGGCTTATCACCGTATAACAAAATTTTCAAATAAAAAAATTGAATTTAAAAATTACGACATAATTAGCGGAACCAGCCCTCTCTCCATTCCTCCTTTATCTAAAATTGCCTCTGGCAGCGTTGTGAATTCAAATGTTTCTATTTTTGATTTCGATCAAATTATTTTTGAAAAAGATACAAAAATAAAGATATTTAAAAAATCATCCGCATCTAAAAGCACGGAGGCCTCAAAAACGATTGGGCTGAAAGAATTTCTTTCCAAGGTAGGTCAGTACAAGGACTATTCTGTTATCCCAAACAAGTTGGGTAGTTTCTCTAATTTTATGGCAAAGGAAAGCAATACAAATCCTGAGGCAAGAAGAATAATCTACGAGTTAAACAAAAGCATTGCCTCCGGAGATAAGGTTGTTTTTGCAACTAGAAATATAGAAAATTCAGATCTCCTAAAGAGGCTTATCCTAAAGAGAGCTGAAGAAGAACTGTTAGTCCATCCAGATCTTTGGGCGAGCGAGATTTTCGTAATCTCAAGTGACTTGGAGCCAAATCAAATTATAAGAGTTGCGTCCGAAAAATTTGGAGGCAAAAACTTTAGATACATCTCCTCCGAAGAGTTTAAGAAGGTTTCCGGAATACCAATCCCAGATTCTATAAAATCTGAGGCAAAAAAAGCTTACTTGAAGTTGAAAAAATCTTTAGACCTAATTTCAATCGTATTGGATAAATTACAGTCCAATAATCAGGAATTTTCAAAAATAAAGGATAAGCCAGAGTTAATAAAAACTTATAAGGGCGCCTATCAACAATCTTGCCGAAGAAATGCAAAGAGAGTATTTGATGCTCTATCTGTAATCAAATCTTCATTGCAAATAATGAACGAAATAAAAGATATCTCTTCCGTATCGGAGAAGATAGATTCTCTTACAGTATCTTGCTCCCAATATGTGGATGTTGTGGAGGACATCTTTGCACTCGTCGAGAAGATATCTGAGCCAGAAATTTTTATTGCAGAGCTTTCTGAGAACACAGAAAAGTTCTCTAAATCAACCGAAGATCTTGAGAATAATATAAATAATTTTATTGATTATATCTCTCAGAATATTTTAAATCAAAAAGTTTTAACAAAATAGGTGAACAATGTTTTTGAAGTATGGAGATGTGACAACCTCTACTTCGGTAGAAGATTCCTCAAAAATTTGCGAGAATTGCGGTAATAAATTATTGATAATAAATGACAAAATTGTTTGTAAGTGCTCTGAAGATTCTAATTATAAAAAATCAAGTGATTTTTTTACACAAAAAAAAATTTCAACTAATTTAGAAGATTAGTTTGTAAAATAACAGGAAATTTTAATGTTTAAAAAAGTAGGATATAGCTCCTCTGAAATTACTCCTCTGAATACCGAGGCGGTCCTTGCAGATCCAATCATAGTGGAGCGTATGACCAAACTTGCTCACGAAATTAAGTCTATAGCCCCAAAGTCAGATGACTTCCTCTACTTCTCCATTATATTTCTCAAGGCCGCCGAGTCGGCCCTTATAGATGAGAAGGGGGATCTTAAGAAGGTTGGAAGAGAAAGGGCTTGGGGATACTTTGACGAAAACTGGAGATGGCACGGTAACGTCCGCCCACATAAAAACAATAACTGTTTTTTACCTGGTACAAAAATTCTTATGTCTGATTGCTCAACAAAAGACATTGAAGATATTGTTGCCGGCGATATTGTAATAACTCATACGGGAAGTAAGAAGAAAGTTATAACCACCACAAGAACAAGGTATGATGGAGATATTCTGAACATAAAAGTTAGGAATAAAGAATCTGTATCTTGCACGCCAGAACATCCATTTTATTCCGTAAAGCATAAGAATCCACGTCTTCGCCTAACAAAAGATATTATAAAAAATAATGTGTCTTTTTCATTTGACGAAGCATGCTCACTAAATAAAGGAAGTTTTCTAACCTCGCCAGTTCTTAAGCAATATGTTGAAAGCAACATAACACCAAAACTTGCAAGATTGTTTGGTATTTTTGCAGCAGAAGGATCTTATAATAAAAAATACGGCAGAAAGCAAGGCTTGTTGTTTACAGTTGGGAAAAAAGAAGAAGCTCAGGCAGACTTAATAAAGTCTATTGCCGAATCTGAATTTCCAGGATGCTCCGTTAGAAAAAATTATTCAAATAAAAATTCTACAATAAACATCTCCATCACCGGCTCTGGAATTGCGGAATTATTTTACAAAAATATCGGCGAATACTCGCATGCCAAAAAGCTTAGTGAAAGTATAGTTTTCGGCAATGATGAGATAAAAAAACAATTCTTAATAGGATGGCTTGATGGCGATGGTTGCCTAACAAATTATAATAAGATTATAGGAATTACGACATCTCCACACATTGCGTATCAAGCACATATGATGCTTAATTCTTTGGGTATTTCGTCATCATTAAAGTCATCCTCATGGTGTAAGTCAATGATTTCGCCAACAAATGGCAAATCTTATTCTACAAGAAAGCATTATAGGCTGGATATTAATGGTACGGGTTGTCGTGAACTTGGTATTAATTACGATTCGGTAAAGTACTGCGGACTCTTTAGTGATGAAATAAAAAATAAAAAATTTGATATTTTTACAGATAATCATAGCGTTCACTCCATCTCTTCCATAGAAAGAGACAAATATGATGGATTTGTCTATAACTTTCAAGTGGAAGATGATAACTCATATGTTGCGAACGGTCTTGTTGTTCACAATTGCGACATATTCCCCGAATCAGAGCTTAAAAAAGCCGCAAGAGATTGGATTGGAAAACCACTATGCAAAGACCATGTTTCAGACTCTGTTGATGGTATAAGAGGAATTATTCTAGATACTCATTACGACGAAAAGCTAAAACAGGTCGTTGGACTCTGCGCTCTAGATAGAGTAAATTACGCCGATTTGGCAAGAAAAGTTGAAACCGGTATAGTAAGATATGGTTCGATGGGAACTGCAGTAGAAGTATCTGTTTGCTCCGAATGTGGAAACAAAGCAAAGACCGCAAAAGAATATTGTGATCACGTTACAAAGAGAGCTGCTTGGGGAGAGATAAACGTTGGGCTAAAGCCAATCGAGTATTCTCTTGTTGTTCAGCCTGCAGAATCTGGCGCAGTTCTTTTGAAGTGTATAGCATCGCTAAAGACCTATCGTGATGAGTTCATAAATTACGGTGTAGATAACTTCGAAGAGATGTTGGGTAGCCTATCTTCAGAGCAAGCTCAGCATCTAAATACAATAGTTAAGACAGCTTGTGGTGATGAAGGTTGTTCCATAATAGAAAGAAAAAAGATTATCACAAGCTTTTTGACCAAAAATAATTTATTAAAAGTTGCATCCACAGACGCCCCAGTTGTACAGGGCTCCCCCCAACATATGGAAAATTTTACATCGGGACAAACTACGAATCCAATAACTGGTTTAGTAGGATCTGATGATTTTGACGTTAAAGACTATACTGGCTCTTCTGGTTCACTAATTGCTTCGCCTAGCGATCCAAACGAATTTCAGGCTGGAGGAGTGATTCCAGATAATACTTGGGATGCAAAAAAAGCGTCAGTATCTAAGTTTGCAGCAGAAGAAGAAAATGATCATTTTAACAAATCAATGTTATCGTCAGTTTTGGAGGATATAATGAGTGAGTCTAGTTTAAGAAAGCGTGCTGAGCTAAGAAGAAAGTTAGCTTATCACCAGGGTGGTTCTGATAAGGCCGTTGAGCCAGCAACCTTCAAGAAAGAGACCTTCTCTTTTGATGAAGACAAGCAGATGCATCAGGATGGTAAGATGGGCGGCGCCGAAGGCAGCTTCCCAGGAGACCAGGACATCAAGCAGAAGCTCAGCAGAGCCCAGCTTGAGGAGAGAAGACTTCGCCGTCTTGCTTACTTCCAGGGCGCCTCTGAGGGTGCTGAGCCAAAAACCTTTAAGTCTGAGTCCTTCTCTTTCGATGAAGACAAGCACATGCATCAGGATGGCAAGATGGGTGGTGACAAGGGTATGTTCCCCGGCGATCAGCAGCTAAAAGAGAAGATGAAGAGAGCTTCTTATGAAGGTCCAGCCCTCTCCACCAAGCTAAGCTGGGCCCCAGCCCCATCCGGCCAGATCAACAAGTCTGCCGCAGTATTTGAGGTTTTTGCTGGCGACAAGCGTGTTATCGCCGCAACTGGCTCCGAAATCTTCGGTGATGAGCTATCCCAGAATTGGGATTGGTTCACCAGCAAGGAGTACGGCCAGGAAGTCTGCAAGCAGATCAGAGCTAGCGGTTTAGGCCACGTAACCATGCTTCTAAAGGGCGCTCAGGCGATGCCACCAGCACCACCAATGGGTCCAGAGGCTGGCGCTCCACCCGCACCTCCAATGCCACCAATGCCACCAATGCCACCAATGGCTCCTTCTGCCGATGAGGCTCCCGAGATGTCCGGTGAGGGTGATGACTCCCCCAAGAAGACTGTTGAGGACGCTCTCGTTTCAATCGAAGAGGCAGTCGCCAAGGCTAGAGATGCACTCGGCAAGATTGAGGGCGGCGGCAAGGTAACTGTAAATATTGATGCAGAGCAGGGTGCTGCAGACGTCGAGTCTGGCGGCGAGGAAGTCAAGCTCTCCAGAGAGATTTCTCAGCAGCTCAAGGTTGCTCTTGCAGAGTTGGACGAGTCCGCTGATGAGCTAGCCATGATCGCAGAGACCTATGAGAATGCTCACAGACTATCCTCTGAGAACGTTGCAGATCTCAATAAGATTGCTCGTGATTCACTAAGAGATGCAGATAGAGCTCTCGGCCAGACCTCAGCACTAACCAAGATGGCATCCTCTCTTTCTCAGGCTATGACCAAAACCGCAAAGGTCGTTTATGCCGAAGACTATCAGACCATGGCTGATGATTCTTCCGACATGAGCTCCGAAGTTGGTGATATGTCTCACGACATGCATGACATAATTGGTCAGGCTGACGACTCCGATGATGAAGTTCAAGACCTAATCTCTATGGCCATGGATCTAAGAAGAGCAAGAAGAGAAGAGATTCTTGTTCAGGCCGCAAAGAAGAAGGCTCCTGCTGCAAAGTCGGCCCCAGTAAAGCCATCTAAGGCTAAGGGTAAGGCTGAAGAGGAGGAGGAAGAGGCTCCAAAATCAAAGAAGATGGAGAAGGAAGAGCCAAAGAAGTCAGAGAAGGCTTCAAAGAAGGAAGAGCCCAAAGCAGAGAAGTCTGACGACGCAAAAGAGAAGAAGACTGCTTCTCTAAAGGAAATCGTATCCGAGGCATTCTCCACAAAGAAGGCCGATCAGGACCGCGAAGTCTACAAGCTAAAGCTTCGCAGAGCTTTTGACGTCGCCCTTGAAATGCAGAAGAAGGGCCTAATTGGCATGAGCAAGACTGCTCTAGACAAGCAGGTTGATGATATCATGGACTTCGATGACCGTGCTTTCGAAGCTTTCAAGAGAAGCGTAGCTAACGCAAAGTCCATCTCTTCTGTAAAAATTGCAACAGATCTCGGCGGAGTTAATGTTGGTGTCGAGTCTTCTGAGCAGTCACCATCTAAGTCATCTTCCGACATCTTAAAGATGCTCTGGGAATAAGGAGATAATCATGTTTAATAAATATGCTGGCGACACCATCGCCCAAGAGATGTTAAAACTAATTAAGTCCGCCTCACATCCAGAGCATATGGATGCTGATGACGCTTCTGATAAGAAGGTTCATCACGCCGAAGATCACGCTCACGATGGAATGATGCATCATATGGATGATTCTGCTCTAGATTCAAGCGAAGAGCTATCGGATGATTCTTCCGACTCTTCGGACGAGTCTTGGGATTCATCTGATTTCATCCTCTCCGATGAGCCATCTGATGCTGGTGACGACTCTTTGGAAGGACATATGACCTCCATGGCAGACTATATGGATGACGATCTTGCCGATGATTCCGACGACTCCATGGGTCACTATTCCGAGGCTTCCGAAAGAGATGTATATCTCATGAAGGGTCTAGGAAAGATTGAGGCAAGTCTAAGAGCCAAGGGCGAGGGATTTGCCGCAGATCTAGTGAGAGTCACTGCTTCAGAGATCAGAACTGATATCGTTAAGCAGGCTGCTTCTCGCAAGAATGTCGTTCGTGAACTAGTCAAGATGGCTTCAGGTCTAATTGATTCTGGAGACCTCAAGGCTGCTTCTTTGGTAAGGGATACTATAACTAAGATCAATAGATGATAAAAGTTTCCCGATGAGTATAATAAAGGGGAGATTTTTTCTCCCCTTTATTATTTTTTATTATTAAGAAGAGGACTCATGTTAAAAGTAATTCACTCTGGCAATGCAATGCCTATGAGCTTACCTGTTGATCCCACTGCGGAATTTCAGCCGGGTATGTTTGCTCAACTAAAATTGATTGGAAATGATATAGTGGCCGGTGTATCGGATGGAACTGCACCACTAGGAATTATCGATGATGTAAGAACCACTTCTTTTACAAAAGCACAGATAGATGAGATTGTTCAAATTGAAGTTGCTGATAATAACATTGCTATAGATGAAAATGGAAACAGGGTGAACATAACCGATGTAAACTCTCCCCTGGAACATCCGCATATTATTCAATCAAGTTTTACATCTAGTGTGTCTGTCTTCTTAAATTATGTCAACGGAATTATTTCGGTCCCGGCAGGAACACCATTAAATCATGATTATGACGGAGATGGAGCATTTGATGGTTACAAGATTGTTGTAAATTATATTTATAGAGTCGCAACAAAACCAGGGGACGACAGCACAATATCATCTGGAAGAGTTACAATTCATTATCAAAGAGGTATCTACGCATCAGACCAATTTGATACAACTCAAATTTATCCACTCAATGCAACGCTATACATCGGTCTTGATGGAATGTTAACATCAAAACAACCAACCGAAAATCATCCTGGCGTTGCAATTTGTACTGGTCCTCCATCAGCAACAATAGGAAGTTTAGAATTTCTCTTACTATAACCTATTTTTCTTCATCTTTGAAACTACTATTATTTTTTTAGTAAGTTGGATACGGAGTTTTTATGTCTAAATTTTGGGCCAAGGAAGATAGAAGAGCCTGGGAAAATAGTGAAGTTTTTTCAGAATTTGAAAAGACAATCTTAAATAATATTCAGAAACTTTCTTCTGGAAATTATGCTATAAATAAAAGTGCTCAATCCAACCTTGTTGAAAAAACAAAGCAGGTTCAAGACCTCACCAATGCCGTAAATGAGGCAAGCAAAGCAATAAAAAATTCTGGATTAACCTCCTCTGCTGATGACGGAGAGTCCACTCAAGAAGATTTCCTGATGGCTCATAAAGACAATCCATATGTGGGCAATTTTGGTCCCAACCCCTCCGCCGATTGGGAGGAAGATGATGCAAAAGATCAGGTATTAGACGAGCTAAGAACTTTGGCTTATGATGCTGCGATATCCGGAAACATCAAATTAGCGTATCAAATCGAAAGAACCATTCAAGAAATTTTGGACGAAGAATAATGATAACCAAAACTAATCATTCCGAAGTTTTCAACCTCTTCGTGAAAAAGATGAGCGAGAGAACTCGTCATGGCTTTACCAAGAATGCTGGTCAGACAAGTGCTATTTTTGATTTTATTGAAGATTTTGCAAAAATATTTGCAAAAGAATGGGGCGTCTTAACGCCAGCAGAAAAAGCTGTTTTTCGTACGACAAGAGAGCCGCAATATAGAAGCTTTATAAATCTCTTGTCGGACAAAGCAACGCAAGCATCTATAAAACCCGGCCTCGAAAGTCTTAAAGGTGTAGATGGATCAAGTACCGAAGTCGTAGAAAAACTCAACCAACTTGCGAGTTCGAAATATGGTTTTCGCTCTGCTGGAGATGCTATAGGTGAATACATCGAACTTCAAAATATAATGAAGAGCGATGTAGGTAATATACCCAGCGTACTTACTTCAGATAAAGCAGAAAAGATAGAGAGGGCCTATAGGTTTATTGCAGATCCTGAGCTTTCAAGAATAATAAAGACCGAAGCTGATTCGGCAGCCGGAGTACCCGCCCCGTCTGCAACACCCCCTACCCCATCTGTAGCACCTCCCACCCGTACTGTCGCTGAGCCAGGAGCTGATGCTGCGCAGACTACGGCAAAGGCAGATGCCGAAGCAGAAGCGCAGGCTGCGGCAAGACAAAAAGAGATAGAAGATCTTAAGCCCAAAGCGCAAGAGACCGGAGCCGATGGAAAGCCAACTCCAGATGCTTTGCAAGCAAAGAGTAGAATCGAGAAATTACGAGAGGAGGCTAAGGAAGCCGAATTACTCAGGCAAATCAAACAAGATAGAGAATTGGCTCGTAGTGACTTAAGCAAGGCATTTAGAGAACTGTTCACAATCAAATCTATAGGGGCAATATTTTCAACAACCCTATTTCTCGGATCCATAGGGGCAATTTATTACTACTTTAGTTCCGCAACACAATCAAAGAGAGAGAAGGTATCCTCGTACCTCGTTCAATCACAGGGCTGTCTCGATTCAATCGACACCATTCCAGGAACAAAGGCAGAATCCCTAAAGATGGCATTGTCATCGGATCTCCAGAAAATAAATCAAATGAGCTCCATGACATCAGGAAGTGTTACAGAAGAATTTGTTAGAAGCTATGGGGAGCTTATAGATAAGGTTGGAGGAACTGGTAGCGGATCTATTTTTGAGTTTGCAAACCATCTTCAGGCAAATCCGGGCGAGATAAACGGTGGCTTCTCCGCCACCGTCTCAGAAGCATTTTCTTGTATAGTAACAAACTTTAATGCAGCAAAATCAATCATTATGAATCTTGCAGCCGAAGCAGTGGAAAGAGGAGGTCGTTCAGGCGGCGGACAGCCTTATTCTGATGGTTCCGAATCTTCTTCGGGAAATGCCATCTCCGGAACAATAACTCTTTCTGATGGTTCAACACATACCGTCGATATAACCACTAAGAAGCCTTCCATTCCACCCAAATTTATACTTTTCTTTCAGGACGGTAAAAATCCATTCTTTTCTTCTCCAACCTTCACAGCATTCGTAGATCCAGATGGATCTGGTCTAGTCCCCAATGCCGTAGGAAAACCACTCAATGGTAACGGAAGAATTGCTGCAGCAATAAAATATTGCTATAATAATGGAATAAAGAATGAGGGAGATCTAAAAAGAGACATCATTAAGTCTATAAATTCAGGACTTAGCCCATTAAAAAAACTTTTTAAGAATGAACCTGAACAAAAGGCGTTTGAAAAATTAATTAAAAAGTATAAAGGAGGCGGAGGATCCTCTTCTGAATCGCTTTCTGATGATGGTCTTAGTATGAATAAATCTTCAGATTATCAAAATAATTTTTCGGATTCTATTAATAAAAAGAGTTCAACTATGAACAAGCTCGCCTTGTCAAAAGACAAAATAACTTACCACGAGGATGCCGTAAAGGACCTTAAGGATAAATTAACAAAATCTTATTATGCAGGCTTAGATAGTATGTATAGTGAGAAGCCAAAAGCTCGAAAGACAGACCTAAAAGATCTGTATGGATTTCAAGAGGAAACCGGATACGATTTACTTTTGGAAGCCCATCCAAAATCTACCTATCTAGCAGAAGCCATGGGCGACGGCGGATTAGTGGAGAATGGTTTAGAGCAAAAGGTTAAATCTGAGGCTGTTGCTCTCAGTACACCTAGTGGCAATTTTCGGTCAAAATACGCAGAAACCCACGCTTATTTAAACAAACTATTGAAGGTGGCAGAAGCTCAAAATAAAACCGAAGTTTCAGATCTAATTAAGCAGACAATTAATCAGTTTTTTAATTAACTTTTAGGAGTAACAAATGGCATTAAAACCACTACATCCTGGCTACCTACCCCTCGGCCAGTACGATCTTAAGGATACTGTAACCTCCCTCGTTGGCGGTGAAGTTGGCGTATTTGAGACTGTCGCTTCTGGCGACTACTACGCTGCTGACGCTGGCGGTCTTTCTATCGCTCCAGACGTCAAGCTAACCACCGGTCAGCCCGCCGCAGGCGAGCTATACGGCCTCCTCGATGAAGGCACCAGCGGTTATGGCACCCTCTACGGCACCGTCATTGGCGGCACCGCAGGTCAGGGCACCGGCTTCGTCTCTGGCGCTTACGCTGTCTCTGGCGCCACTGGCGCTGTTGTCGTCGGTCCAAAGACCTTCTTTGCTTCCGGCAAGGCCACCCTATGGTCCATGCCAGGTCTATATGGCGTAACTGCAGATGCTTTCGGCGCTCTACCATCCACCGTTAACACCAAGATCTACGCAGTTTCTTCAACCGGTCTTCTCTCCACCGCTTCCTCCGGTCCACAGGTCGCAGTATTCGTCAATACTGTTGCTGATAGCTCACTCGTTAGCACCACCGCCGCTGCTGCAACCGGTGCATCACTCGCAACCCCAGAATACTACGCTGTCTACCTCTTAGGCGTGTCTAAGTAATTAAATAAGGATAAAAAGGAGAAAAAAATGTCTAACATCTTCAATACTCATGGCGAACTAAACGCCAGCAACGTAAAAGAGGCACTTCAGCAGATCGTAAAATACGCATCTATCATCGAAGAGCTTCAGCCATCCAACTCTGTTGTCGCTTCTGCTCCATCTCTAAGCGATGACCAGAGAGACGATATGATCAAGCAGGCTCTCATGACCCAGGAGGGCAAGATTGCTCTAGGTCAGGCTATGGCTACCCCCATCCGCCGCAACTTGGACTATCAGGGCGTTGGTCGTAAGGCCCTCGTCGTTGATCCATTGCCACAGGGCGCACTACCAGTCTACGATCGTGATATCGACGTAGCAGCAGTAGTCGTTTCTTCCAATGGTTCTGCTCCAGAAAGCCGTGTATTCGGTGATCGCGTTACAGTTCCAGAGTTCGAAATCGTCTCTAACCCCACCGTCCGTATTGCTGAAGTCAAGCGTCGTCGTTTCAACATCGTTGACCGTGCTCAGCAGAAGGCTCGCCAGGAAATCCAGGCTCAGGAAGATGCCAACGTCTTCGCAGCCCTAGATTTCGCCGGTGATACCTCCAAGGGCGGCGAGAACGATTCTCAGACCCTCGATGTAAGCTCCAGACTCGGCCAGCTCGCCAAGGACGGTATGCTCAACCTCAAGCGTCAGATCGATCGTTGGGACATCGTTACCTCTAAGTACTTCCTCAACATCAATGAGTTCACCGACATCCTAAACTGGGAGTCCGCTGGTGCAGCAGGTAGCTCAATGGTTGATCCAGTCACCCAGAGAGAGATCCTACAGACCGGTCTCTATGGCCAGATCTTCGGCGCCGATATCATCGTCTCCAAGATCGTTCCCGCTGGCAAGGCTTTCGCAACTGCAGAGCCAGAGCTAGTTGGTGTCATGCCAGTTCGCCAGGACATCGAAGTCCTCCCCGCCGACGAGCCCAAGCAGCTCAAGCTCGGTTGGGTTGTCTCCGAGATCATTGGTATCGGCATCGTCAACCCCCGTGGCGTCGCCACCGGCACCGTCTCTGCCTAATCTAGTTTAGTCAGGAACACTTAAAGGGGGCCAAAAGCCCCCTTTATTTGTTTTTAGGATTAAAAATGAATAAAGCAAGATTAAAAAATAGGTTAGTTTTTAAAAATCTCGTTCAGAAGAAGCTGTCAGACCCTGGCGGACTAAAGCATCGCCGAGATACCAACTATGTACCTCCAGACTCAGTAACTTCTGGTGATAATGATTTCAGCGATATATTTAATATTGATGAAGAGTTAGGTGAAATTCAGCCAAGCAATAATTTGTATAATGAAGTATATCAAGACAAAAAAGATGATGATAAATAAGTTTAAATTGTATAATTAATGGTAATATATTCCCGTAGTTGTACAATTCTACTCATATTATAGTTACTATCATAAAGAGTGTAATATTACATGGATAATGAAGTCAAGAAATTTATAACATCAGACCTTTCGCTAGCTGCATTTTTGGCAATGAGGGGTCTGGAGTTAATTAAATGTGGAAAAACTCCATCCGGAAAATTCGAGTTTATCTTTAAAGATTCGGAAGATGTTGGTCCAAAATACTCCGTTGAATATCTGAACAGTGATTTTTGCAAGTTCGATAATCATGTTAGAGTTATTAAAAAAATGCTTTATAGAAATTAATTTTTTAAAATCTACTAATATTTATATAACATTGGCATAATGGCCGTGATTAGATTTTTGTGATTAATAAAATTTGTCTTTATTGAAAGATTATATTGCTAAAAATAATATTTAAAAATAAACTATATTATTTTTTTCAATAATAAGTGGCAACGCTAGAATCAAATAATGATTCTCAAAGTTTAAAGTATAGTTGCAGTTACAGAGATAGTTATAGAGTAACTACTTTCAATATTTAGGAATTAATCAAATGGCAAGAGCCTTTAATACCAAAATCTCAGGTGACCAGATCACACTTGAGGAGCGCTCCGGTCTTGGCACCGGTGGCTTAACTACAATTGACGCAACTGGCGCACTAGCAGTAGACTGGGCCGTCGTACCCGATAAGAGCTCCGTAGAGTCAGTAATGACCGCAGAGTCCTCCACCAGACTTTCTGCTGATAGCTCTCTAACCTCCAGAGTTTCTACCGAAGAGTCTACTCGCGCTTCTGCAGATTCTGTCGAAGTCTCCGTCAGAGCTTCCGCAGATGCATCTCTAGAGTCCAGCCTCTCCGTAGAAGTTTCTACAAGAGGTTCTGCTGACACCTCCCTCACCACTCGCCTCTCTTCTGAGGAAGTAACTCGTTCTTCTGCAGATTCTTCTCTCGCCGTTCTCGTTTCCGACGAAGTATCCTTAAGAGCTGCTGGTGATTCATCCCTCACTGTTCGCCTCTCTACTGAAGAGTCCACCAGAGAGCTTGCTGATTCTTCTCTCACCGTTCGCGTTTCTTCTGAGGAAGTTGCTCGCTCTTCTGCAGATTCCGTCGAGGTTTCCGTCAGAGATTCTGCTGATGCCTCTCTAACCACTCGCGTTTCTTCCGAGGAAGTTGCTCGCTCTTCTGCTGACTCTTCCCTCGCCGTACTCGTTTCCGCCGAAGTCTCCACAAGAGCTTCTGCTGATACCTCTCTCGCTGGTCGCATCTCTGATGAGGTCTCCATAAGAGCTTCTGCAGATACCTCTCTTGCCGGCCGCATCTCTGATGAAGTTTCTCTAAGAGCTTCTGGCGATGCTTCTCTTGCTGCAGATCTCTCCACCGAGCTTTCTGTAAGAGCTTCTGCTGATACCTCTCTCACCACCCGTCTTTCCTCTGAAGAGGCAACCCGCTCCACTGCAGATTCTTCTCTCGCAGCCCTCGTCTCCGACGAGGTTTCTGTCAGAGCCGCTGGTGATTCTTCTCTCGCCGTCCGCATTTCTGACGAGGTTTCCACCCGTGCATCTGCTGACGATCTAGAGGCTTCAATCAGAGCTTCTGCTGATACTTCTCTAACCTCAAGAGTTTCTACCGAAGAGTCCTCCAGGACTGCAGGTGACAGCTCTCTAGGTACCAGGGTTAGCATCATCGAAGCCGGTATGGTTGCTGGTGTAACCTGGAAGGGTTCATTTGCCACCGTAAGCGCTCTAACCTCCGCTATGGATGCAGCAGTTCCTGTTGCTGCTGGTGACGTAACTGCTTATAACTCTGTTATTGCAGCAGGCGGCACCCCAGTCATGGAAGGTTGGGCATATTACGTCAAGGACGGTAACGATGCTTACGTCGTCGTCTCCGAAGTTGATGGTGATCTAGTCCCAGGTGTATGGTCTGGTACCTACTCTTACTCTCTCGTTAAGTTCGCAGATTACAATGAACTTTCCGGTCTAGTAAGCAGCATTGATACCAGAATTTCTTCAGAGGCATCCACCAGAGCTGCTGCAGATACCTCTCTAACCACCAGACTATCAACCGAAGAGTCCACCAGAGCTACAGCAGATACATCCCTCTCTACTCTAATCTCTAATGAGGTTTCTGTAAGAGCTTCTGCCGACTCCGTTGAGGCTGCTGTCAGAGCTTCTGCAGATTCTTCTCTAATGGCCCGTATCTCTGATGAGGTCTCCCTAAGAAGCGCAGGCGATTCTTCTCTAACTGTTCGCCTATCTTCTGAGGAAGTTGCTCGCTCTTCTGCAGACTCTGTTGAGGCTTCTGTCAGAGCTGCCGCCGATTCTTCACTCGCCGTTCAGGTTTCTAGCGAAGAGTCTTCCAGAATTTCTGGTGACGCTTCTCTAACAACCCGCCTCTCTACTGAAGAGTCTGTCCGTGCATCTGCTGATACTCTCGAAGCATCCGTAAGAGCTTCTGCCGATACCTCTCTAGAGACCCGTCTCTCCACCGAAGAGTCTACCAGATCTTCTGCCGATACTTCCTTCACAACCCGTCTCTCTTCCGAGGAAGTTACCCGCTCTTCTGCTGACGCATCTCTCGCCGATCGTATCTCTGACGAGGTTTCTGTAAGAGCTTCTGCTGATACCTCTCTTGCAGGACGCATCTCTGATGAGGTTTCCACCAGAGCTTCTGCTGATACCTCTCTTGAGACTCGTCTTTCCACCGAGGAATCCACCAGAGCTTCTGGTGATACATCTCTACAGACACGTCTCTCTACCGAAGAGTCTGCAAGAGAAGTTGGCGATTCATCTCTAACCAGCCGTCTCTCTACTGAGGAGGATGTTCGCGCTTCTGTTGATTCTTCTATCGAAGCAAGACTATCCGATGCCGAAAGTGACATTGCTTCCGCTGAAACCTCAATCACTGCTGACGTTGCTACCAAGGTCTTCATGGCTAGAGTTGGTTCCGGTGATTTCTCTGCTGTATCCGCCGCAACCAATATCAACCTTGACAGCCTAAATGGCCTCAAGAAGACAGCTACATTCAGCTTCGGCACCGATATCGTTCAATCTGCAGCAATGCAGTTCGTACCAGGTCTCGAGGTCTTTATAAATGGTAACCTCCTCAGACCAGTATTCGATGCATTTGGAGCCGTAAAGGTTGTTACTGCACCAACCTCTATCTCCTTTGCCGGTCTCAATGGTGATTACCTCTTCTACGATGCAGGCGATGATACTTACGGTATAGCATTCCCCTTCAAGCTCGTCAATGGTGACGAGGTTCAGGTTCGCTATAACCTAGTCGGCACAGAAGCAATCGCCTAACGCCATAAAAAAATAGCCGTTTAAAAGTTGACGGAGGGGGTGAGGTTTCTCACCCCCTCTTTTTTTTATTTTTTTCGCCCTATTACTAATTAAGATTTATATTCTAGGAGTCATCATGAAGTCTAGAGATAAGTTGGTAAATTTAATTTCTCAAATAAAAAACGCAAAAAGCGAAAGTAGCAAAGCAGTTTCTTATTCAGAGGGCTATTTAGATTGCCTTAAGGACATACTTAACGACGATTGTAACGATCTAAATAAAATCATAATGGTTAAATATGATGGTAAGGTTAGGGAGGAGGTCTACTCAGAGGTCCTACCAATTCTTGAGGCTATAAATTCGCAAAATCTTCCCGGTCAAGAGGTCTCATCTCCAACCGGCATAGTATCCGATGAAGCTTCAGAATCATCAGTAATGCATCCTAGCGATAGAGCTAGAAGCTTTTTAGAGAGAATTGGGAGGGCCTAATATGCCTGTTTATGTCAAATCAAAAAATAAAGTTTGTCAGGAACGTGCTGAAAATGATGCCAACTTTTATTATAAGCCATTTGAAGAGCTTCTACTCCAGAATCACCAAGAATCTCTTGAGGCAGAGACAAGACAGCAACTATTGAGGCTGAATAAATGGGTTGCCGCTTATAAAAATTTTGCCTTCAAATATCATTTTGAAAACTTTATTCAAGCAAATGACATATATGTTGATCCGGATGATGCCATACAATTCCCAATTAGTAATGAGGTTCCGAACGCTCCATTTTTAGAAGTATTTGAGGAAATAGATGGCAATAATTAATATTATAGGATCTTCTGGAATCTCCATCGTAAACGAAGGAGAGACTGATTATGCCACAAATCTAATAAGAACTGAGAATGGTGGCATTACATATATAAACGAAGACATAACAAAGCAGGTTGTGGCAGGAAAGAGTGATTATAGAACAACTTACACTTTTCTTGCCTCATCCCTGGAGGTTTTTGTCAACGGAATGAAAGTTTCTCACGAATTTGATTTTACAGAAAATGCATCTAAAAATGGATTTGATTTTATAACTTATGGTGGTAATTTCAACAGATGGCTACACGGAACATCTGTTGTTATGGCCAAATATATAAAATCTAGCTGATATTATCTATTAGATATCTATATTTCGTTATATTTTCTGGATTCTCTGCGGAGAACTTAAATATAACTTCTTTAGCTGATTTTCTATAATTTTCTATATTTTCGTCGTGAGTTTCTATTGCCTTTTTTATTTGAGATACGCAACTATCTGCACTGAAGGTCTCATAGAAATATCCTGCATCCTTACAGAATTCGCTGTTATGAATCACGGGGTGACCAGAATAAAAACCCTCCAGAGTCAAATAGTTGAGGTCGCAATAAAATTGATGCGAGAGAATCATACCGATATATCCTTTTGCCAGCATGTTTGGCAAAGGGTATCTTCCTTCCGCTGAAATCTTCTTATTTGTAAATATATCAAAATTTGACGTTATTTCTTTAAACTTAGGATTATCCTTTAGATGTACGGCGTTAAAAATAAGAATTTCTTTTATCATATTTTTATCTTCTCTTTCTAATTTTTCAAGAGAAATTAGAGGATAAATACATGTTTTTATTATATTTATGTTAGATTCGAAAATTCCAACCTTGTTGATATTTCCCTTATCCTTGTAAAAAATATCAAGATTATTTGTCTTACAGTACTTATTGAATATCTTTGGCGACCAAATATAAGGGCAAATTTCAACTCTTCCCTTGGATGTTGTCTCAACGAATCCCTTTGAAAACTCAAAATGTGGAGAGATCCAGGAGTCTAATCCACCCCTATTTACCGCAGGATTACTCTTTGGATTTAAGATCAAATCCTCCTGCATCAACATTAGGATATTTCCATAATTAATCGTTATTACTTTGACACCCTTTTTTCTTGCGTACTCCAAGAGGTTATCTGTTACGGAATAACAAACCTCAATAATAAGATCATAATTTGTGATTGTATCTTTATTTAAAAAGAGTATTTCATGCTCTTCTATAAATTTTTTGGCATCATCAAATTGTGACACGGGATCAACTCTTTTGTATCCTATTTTCTTCAGCAATTCAATTAAAAAATAAGCATTTTGAGTCAAACCATTAGACCAAAGTTTGGATGAATCTTTGCAGGTTACGCCTATCTTGAGTTTTCTCATTTTAAAACACCTTCAATAAGTTCTCTTGTCACTTGTTGATTTCTCTCGTTATAAATAGAAACTTGCTCCAGCTTTGCTTCGTAGGATTCCATATGCTTAATCTGGTCGAAAGATTCTAGCGCCTCAATCAACATATCAGAACCTTTGTTTACATCAAACTCTGGATAGTAATATCCGACATCTTTAAATAGCGGACTGTTGTGAATAAGAAGTCTTTTATAAAAAAGTGTTTCTAGATAAACATAATTCTGTTCATTAAAAAGTTGGTTTGAAATAATTGTATTTGCATTATTATTTTTAAATATCTTATATAATGGATATCTACCCTCATAAGATGAGATCTTATTTTTATGTATATTTAAGCACTTAATATAATTCATAAAAACATTATTCTTATCCATTGATTTTGAATTAAAACAGAGAACTTCTTTTATCAAATCGCTTCTCTTGTCATAAGCCATATCGCATATGGCCAACGGAACCATGCAATTTTTTAATATATTTAAATTTGGCTCAACTATAGCCAGCTTTCCAAAATCTTCCTTCTTGACCCTCATATCTTGGTTGTGAAAACCTTCATCATTCATTCTTAGTATTGATGAATCCCAGATGTAAGGGACAACCTTAACATTAGTTCTCGTTAGAACCTCTATATAATCCTTGAATTTATAGAATTGTTCTGAAACCCAAATCTCTCTATTTCGATAGGGAATATTTACGCCGGTAGAAAAATTTTTATTTTCACCATTTTTTTGAATATATTTTTCTAAGTCTATCATAAAAGAGTTTCCATATTTTATGGAAACAAGTGGCTTTCCTAAGCTATTATAATATGATGTTAATTTGTCGCTTAATGGATGAGCCACCTCAAGCACAATGTCAAACTCTTTGATTGAATAAATATCTTGTTTTTCAACCTTTACATCAACAAGTTTTAAGGAATTTTGTGCTTCCGTAATTAGATGTGGATCGTAACCCATATCCTCAAGCATCTTGTAAAGAAAGTAGATATTCTGATCCAAACCATTCGACCAAATGCTGGCTTCATCTCTAGTTGTAATTCCGATCTTTAATTTTTTCATGCCCTTCTCATATATTAATAATTATTGATAGTAGTAGGTGAATTATGGGTCTAGGAAGCTATCTGCTTGGAGCCGAGGTAAAGATACCGGTACAAGTAACATTAAATGGAAAGCCTCTAGTTGGACAGGTTCCGACAATAGAAAAAATTATAAAACCAAATGGTTCTCTAGTTCCTGGCCTCCCTGCTTTAGCAACAGCAATAGATTCAAGTTCTGCTACATATTATTATAGCTTTACTCCTCAAATGGCTGGAGATTATATCGTTATAATAAAAACAACGTTAAGTGGTGAAGATTACGTTACAATAGATAACTTCACAGTTTCGTCTCAGTCACAAAAACAAGTGATATCTGCACCAAGAGCGGAGCCTAAATAATGGCAAATACCAGAAGTAAAGCAATTCGTGGGCAAGATGTAATTCTTTCCATTCAATATTATGGTATCGACGGTTTACCGACAGATACCGACTCGACCCCAGAAATAACCATAAAAGATCTCAATGGAAATGTTATTGTTGGTCCGACATCCAGCGGAGTAACTAGAGTTGAGCTGGGACTTTATCAGTATGTATATTCTGTTCCAAAATTATCTGACAAAGGAAACTGGACGGATAATTGGTCTGCCCAA